ATAAATTTTCAGGTTATGACGCAGTTGGAAACGATTTAGGCGCAATTTCGAGTTCAAGTGTGGATAGTTGTAAAACAGCGTGTAATGGAACCGCAAATTGTTCTGGTTTTGTGTTTGATAATTCAACTGGAACATGTTATCCCAAGAAAAGTGTTGGGACGAAAACACCCAACACAAACACAGATTACTATTTGAGAGAACCTGGTGTGAAAAATGCGCCAAGTTGTAGTAAAGACGTGACAAATATAGATAGTGTCCAATGGTCGGCGTTTAAAAACACAAATCAAGCAATGACCCCAACCACTTTATGTGGATTATCTAACGAATTACAGAGAGAACAGAATGAGTTGAATCGTCTTCGAGCACAACTCGCGTCTCTCGCGCAAAAAATAGTTGAGAAAATCATAGCATTAGAAACAATGAATGTCAACTTGAATGACCAAATAGGAATAGACAAACAAGTGTTGGACGAAAACTTATTGAAATACAAGATGCTTGCGCGAAAATACGCAAACTATAATAAAAACGAGGTTGCCAACATTCACGGCATTGTGGCAGATAGTAACACGGTGGTTTTACAAGAAAACTACACATATATATTGTGGAGTGTTATTGCGATTGGAGTTGTCATCGTGACGATTAATATGTTGCGTCAGTAGGGAACCTAGGGCTGCGTAGCAACCCCTACGACTGCTACCGCAATCCTGAAAACCTAACATTTATATAAATTATATGTCTCACTCTAAAAATAAAAAATTTATTTTAAAATTGGCAACGCGCTTTAAAATTTTATTTTTTGGAATAATACTGTGGCAGTTGAATTATTTAAGTGGATTCATATATGTTATATTTTGACATAAGTGGCAAAACCGCTACTCTAACTTGGAATAATTTTACCTTATAGTATATAATGAGTTCATCCACGGTTAATATTTCAGACGTTCAAGATAGAAACAAACAAACTCTGAACGATATTCAAGGACTTCAAACCATTGAAAAAGATTTATTCAATAATTTAGAACAAGGATTGGCGTCCAATTCTCTCACCACGGAACAAAAGGACAAAATCGTTCAAAAAATTAATGAAATCTCCCAAATGCGCATTAACTTGTATCAGACCATGAATAATGGTTACGCGTTTTATAACCAAAACTTGTCTTCTACTGCGACTACCTTAACGGAACAAAATTCCGCGATTGGCATTGTTGAGAATGAATTGAATGAAGCCAAACGTCGTATGAAAATCATCGAACAAGAAAAAAACAATAAACTACGCCTTGTAGAAATTAACAACTACTATGGTCAGCAATATAGTGAACAAACACAAATAATGAAAACGGTGATTATGATTTGTATTCCGATTCTAATATTGGCCATTTTACACAACCGTGAGTTTATACCAACTGGACTATTCTCTATTTTAGTCATTGTGATTGTGGTGGTTGGTGTAATTTATTTATGGCGTCAAATCTTGTATTCATTCAGTCATGACAATATGAATTATCAAGAATATGATTGGTATTTTAATAAAAAAAACGCCCCGTCCATTGACACGAATTCATCCTCATCCAAGTCGAATGATCCGTGGTCTACGGCGGGGATTATATGTGTGGGACAGGCGTGTTGTTCTACCGGGAACGTTTATGATAGCGCCACCAACAAATGTGTTGTTTCAACCACAACGACTGCCTAAGTCAAGTCATTCGTAAGTATCGTTTTTCTTTTCTTGATAAATGGTTCGTGTAACTTTCGCAAATATACATAATTAGACCACTTTGCATTTTCCATACATCAAATACTTGTTTAGATATTGGAATTATTGTTTCTCCGTGAACAAAACAAACACATTTGTGTTGAGGTAATTTTTCCTTATGTTTTAGTTTTCCGAGATAAAATTCTGGGTATTCATTTAATTGGTGGAACAAAGACCATAACTTATTCATAGTTTGTGTTGAGGTTTGCATGATTTTACCATAATGTTGCTGAGAGAAAAAGGTTTCAATTTTTTGGCAGGGAACCTAGGTTCCCCTGCGACCCCTCCTGATGACCGAATGGATTAGATAACTTTAAGTTTCACTCGAAAAACGTAATGAATTTGAAACCTCAAATTTAATACTTGTTACGTGTGTTAATATTCTATTTTGGGATACTAGTGGAAATTGTTTCATTTTTTGGCAGGGTCTCCCTGCTTATGTAAAATTCTTATCATTCTATAGTATAGGATAATATGAATCCATCTAATTTTATGAGTATGTTTTCGCAGGTGGGTAGTCCTGGTGCTAGTGCTGGTGCTGGTGCCGGTGCTAGTGCTGGTACATCGGGTCAGCAAGCACAAACAACCGCACAGTTATCTGCGATGTTAACACAAGCATCTCAATCTTTAACATGTGGTCCCGATTGTCAAAAAGCCAAAACAAATGCGTCTTTGGCGCAAAAATTGGAAGACGCCAAGGTCAACATTCAAACTGCTCCGTCGCAATTACAACAAGCCCAGAAAAATTATTATACCGCGACCCAGGGTGTGGCTGGTTACCGAGCATTTCAAACCGATACATTGACAAAAGACGCTGACGCAAAAGTGGCGGAAATGACAACTGCCTTTAACGCGAATTTGGATGAATGTAATGAGTTGAATAACTTATTGAAGACAAACGCACAAAATTATCAAAATAGTTTGGAGTTGTATCAAAACTACAAAGACAAAAACGCAAAAATGTTGAAAGAAGTGGATTCAAATATCAATGATATTACAACTAGTGACCGAAAGACATATTATGAAACACAGAATACCGATTTACTCTTGTATTGGCATTCGTGGTTTTTTTGGATTTACGTAACATTATATGCGGTGTTGGTTTTGGCATTATTTCTCTCGCCGAATTTATTGTCCTTTGGGAAACGTATTGTGGTTTTGATTGTGTTTTTACTATTACCATTTGTGTTAACTCCCGCGTTTTATTATGTGGCAAAATTGGTGCATGGGTTTGGAACATTAATGCCGAAGAACGTTTATACCTAGGGGGAACCCACGGTTCCCCAATTGCGCTTCGCGCAATAAGGTTGAGGTCGCTTTGCGACCTCTGACCCCTTGCCCCCTCCCCACCCTTCGGGGAATTCTAATTCCTTTCCTTTTCCAATCATAAGATTTCTTGATGAAAAACTGTTATAATTTTCCTAGGTTCTCGGTGGATAATGCTGTTTATACCACTCTATAAATAGCGCTAGTGTAAGAAATATATTTAAATCTTCAATGGTTTAAATTTTCTAGTTTTCTTTTTATTTGTTTTCTTAGATTTTTTTGATTTTTTAGTTTTCTTTTTACTTGGTTTCTTAGTTTTCTTAGATTTTTTAGTTTTCTTTTTACTTGGTTTCTTAGATTTTTTAGTTTTCTTTTTTGACCCGCCATCTACTTTTGTTTTAAACCCCCTTATTTGTGGGGTTTCAACTCCTTCTTCTCGTTGTTCGTTAACATCCGCAATTTGTCGTTCTTCTATTTCCTTCAAGAATTGTTGATATCCTGGTCCACCACGTCGAGTTCCACTATCTGGTCGTCCAGTTTCTCGAGCCATTGATTCTTTTAAAAACTTTTGTGTTATGTTGTGAGCACTTCTTCTCTTAAATTTATCAACATTTTTATCTATGTGTGAAACGCATATTTTTTTATCCAAAGAAGTAGATATTAATATGTTTTTTATCTCTACGTCAACGTTTGAGTATTTGCCCGTTATTACTTCACTCCAAAATAGTGCGGTAATCGCACCATGATGTTTCTTTAATAATACTATAAAGTTAAACGTTTTCGCGTCCCATATGTATATAACGCCATCTTCCGAACCGGCAGCAATATAATCGTCATTATACGCAACGCTTGTGAATTTGACAGTTGTCTCTTCTAATGTTTTTTCCAATTTGAAAACGACACCATCATCTTTCCATACGTTTATCAATCCATCGTCAGAACAAGAAATTAATCGGTCACTACTTTTTGTCCACACTACCGAACGAATGGGTTGGATATGCCCTTTCAACATTTGTATAAACTTACCATTCTCGGGGTTCCATAAGATTATAGTATTATCTTCTGAACCAGATGTTATATATTTTCCATCAGGACTCCACGCTACAGTGATAATCGGCGCCGTATGATAACGTTTATACCCTTTATATTCTTCTTTTTTTGTAGTCCAATCACATTTCCATTCTTCGCGCTCCCAATCAGTTTCTTTGCGTTGGTTTTGTTGCCAACTTTCAAATTCACGTCGTGTACTAGATGACGCCGCACCCCAAACCAAATCTTTAAAGGTAAGGTTTTTCGCTTTTATTTGAGGTAAATCTAAATATTTTTGTTGCAAATTTATTGGGTTTCTTTTGCTTACGCTCCACATGCGCAATGTAGTATCCGATGAACCAGATACTAATCTTTTACCATCTGGACTCCACGCTATAGAATTTACAGCTCCTGTGTGACTTGGCACAACCTTATAATCTTCTCTAGGCGGTGGGATTTCGCCTCTTTCCCACGCTTCTTCGTCTTCTTTCTCCTGTTGTTCTTTCTTTTCTTCTTCTGTTAATTCTTTTTCTTCTACCAATGTCTCCTTTTCTATTCTTTGTTTTTCTGCTAATTTTTCTTTTTCTATTCTTTCTTTTTCTTTTTCTATTCTTTCTTTTTCTTGTTGTTTTTGTTTTGTTTCTTGTTCTAATTTTTCTCTCGCCTCTCTTGCAGCGGCTGCTTTCGCCACGACCTCATAAAAACCTTCGTCTTCGCTTGAATATACAGTAGAGGAATCATCGGAATCTTCGTCTTCATCATCATCGTCATCGTCGTCTTCGTCTTCATCTTCATAACCTGGAAGGTTTTTAATACGTGCGTTTATTTTTGCAATTTCTCTTTCATCGTCACTACTATTGCCGCCTTTTTTAACTTCTTCGCCTAATACTACAGGTGGGTCACAATATTTATATGTGTGTCCGGTATTCAGAGTGTATTGACCCCCACAATATTCACGACATACTACAACTATAGTATTTCTATCTGTTCCAAAAGCAATTTTGTCTTTTTCAGGTGAATTTTTGTATGCCAAAGAAAATTTACTTGTATTTGATTTCGCATAAGGATCATAAAGAATCTTTCTTTGTAGCGCGTCTGGACTTTGTGCGATGCATAATATTTTTCCTCTATTTAAAAGACATTTGGCGTTATAATCCTTCCACATAAATTTGGTGTTCTTAGTGTCATAAGTCTCTTCCTTTGGTTGAATTCCTCTACTTCCTTCATCGAAATATCGTTGTTGATATTCTCTAAATGTCTCACCTAAATTTCCAATTGAAAAATAATCGCCTTGTGATAATACCAACTGTCTAGCCATTGGTAGAGGTTTTTTATTTCTTTCATCTTTTGGGTCTACGAATAAAGCTGGAACAAATGCGGCTGCAAATATGGGTTCTTTGGCGGTCTCAATACAATAATCATTCGTTTTGTCATCCAGATTTTTACTATATTTTATTGTATAGTTTGACGTCGCCATATATATATTATTGACATTATAACACACCCTACTTTTAAAAATAAAACAACAATAAAGTTTGATTGTCTTTCACATTTTCTTTGTTTTTCTTGTTTTCCTTATTTTCCTTGTTTTCCTTGTTTTCCTTGTTTTCTTTGTTTTCGACCCGCCACCTCTGCGTCTATGACGTTGAGGTCTTTGGGTAGGATCCGTCTTTCTACGTCGGTTTGTTATTCTTCGGCGATGATAACTTTCTTGGCGTGGAAAAAAATCGGCGTAATCTTCTGAACTTTCAAAATCTTCAGACGGTTCTCTTGGTTTCTCTCCATACGCAATCATCGCGTCCCCCAAACTTGCCATTAGAATTTCGGCAGGTTCATTGACATATAAATGGTTAGTCATTGTGTCTTCATCATCAATGTATTCCTCTGCCGTATTATATTTATGAATCGGTGAATTCGGTGGTTCAGTGCGTTTTTTGTAATCAAATGATTTGGTTATTTCATCCAGTAGTTTTTGACCTAAAATTGAAAATATGTGGGGGAAATAAATATTGCTATTTTCCATAAAACTGTAAAAATTATTCTTGTAAAGTTCACGTTTTTCTCTCATTGGGAGATTTGGGTCAACTCCGTCTTCCGCGATTTCCCGAATTTGATTGAAAGTAAGTGTTTCAAGTCTTCTTTCTTCTTCGGAGTCGTCCATATATAATACCTTTATACGATTTCTATCAGGGTAAAAAAATTGATTTGTGCGTTGATTTTTATAACAACAACAACAACAACAACAACAACATAACAACAATGAATTCGAATCAATTTGATGAGTTACCGGATGAATTGGTAAATCATATTCTCGCGTTTCGCCCCACCCATCCTAACGCAACGCTAATAAAAAATTTAAACGAGAAATTCTATAAATACAGGTTGCCATCGGGTAGTCCTGTTTGGGAACCCGATGAAAACGGGGTTCTTCGGCGATATTCGGCGCCATTGATTTGTTGCGTCCCTTCCTTTCTCTATTATGATGAACCTGTTTCGTTTTCCGAATGGTATTTGTATTTCTTGCCAAATGCATACGAATTGTGGGCGAACGAGTATCAATACTGGTAGGGGGAACCCCTGACCCTTTTCCCCTCCTCCCCACCTTCGGGGAATTCTAATTCCTTACCTTTCCCATCATAAGATTTCTTGATGAAAAACTGTTATAATTTTCCTAGGTTCTCTGTGGATAATGCCGCAATGTTTTATCTAGTAATAATACATACTTTGAATGAGTTTATCTGAAATCATCTTGATTACCGTTGTAGAAACGATTGGTGACTTTGGATACAAACAATTCGCGGATCATGGAGGGATTTTTCCGTTTGCGGTTGGAACCCTTGGATACCTGGGTGTTGTAGGTTTATTGATTGTTACTCTACAAAATTCAACTGTTTTGATGGTGAATGGTGCGTGGGATGGGATTAGTGGTTTATTCGAATCTGCATGTGCTTACATATTTTTAGGAGAACGATTTCAAGACCCATTACAATATGTCGGTCTTTTGATGATTGCGGGGGGTCTTTACTTGTTGAAAATACCGTTAAAAAAAACCAAACCCTTTGTTTTCCCGTCTTTTTTTCCTCGTTCTTGAAAGATTGAATTGGGTTTTAAGTAGGTTAGAATAACATATTTTGTGGTTTCTCTCGTTGATTAATCCATAGGAGTCAAAAGAAGAGAAGACAAATTTCAAGTTTGTCTCTTCTATGTTTTGGTCCTGGCAAAGAAAATGCGAGAGAAAAAGTTATTGAAATTAATATATATATTCAGGGACTGGTGTAATTACACAAATATATGTGTATAATGTATACTACAATTTTTATTTATGGAAAAATCACCAAGAGGAACAGCCAGACTAAAAATGACACCACGTCATCTTACAAAAAAACGTTTCATTATTATTAATGGGGATAATGATGATAATGATAATGATGATAATGATAATGATAGTAAACATGACCCTTGTTTAGAAGTTAAACGTTTAGATGGAGAAATGAAACGCATTCAACAAGATAGACGGCAACAATTGGTCGCATGTAATAAAATCAAATATTTACAACATCAACCCAAAAAGTTAATAGACTTAATACATTATGTTTTTTTACATAATATTGAACGTTGTGATGATCTGTTTCGGTTGTTTCCTGACACTCATGAACGAATTGGTGGTCTTTACACCAAACCTTATGTGTTTGAAGCTTTATGGAAAGTCGTGTTTTTATTATCTTTGGATGATCTTTTTCTCTCAAATGAAAATGAATACAAACGCATTTTTAAAAAGTCAATTGAAAAACACCAACCCGTAACTATTTTTGAATACCTACAATCTAATGTGAATAACGGGTCCGAATCTGGTATATGCGACTTGTATTTTGTTGTTGAAAAACCAACCCAGCGTACTGAATCTCAAAAACCGGTTTACGCATGTGATGAAGACACAACTCAACCTTCGATTGGTGACGCATATTTATTTACAAGTAAATATTATACAACTGAAAAAGGGATTCAACATTATGATTATGAAAATATTATTATTGAAGCAACCGAAAAATATGACAAGGGCAATTTTAAAATAGTTACACTTGTAAATAATGGAAGCGCATTAAAACAACATATTATGAAATCTAAAAATAAAGCAATAAAAAATTATATTGACCAGAGTCTAATCTATGATTACTACGCCTTGAATAAAATTTATTACCCATCTCTCATAAAATGGTTGAAAAGAACTTTTCGTAGAGATACCATTCGCGACGAAATGTTATGGAAAAATACTTTGAAAATTGTTAAACCTGAAATCTATTTAACAGACAACTTACGGTTTCATCAAAAATATGTTGTTGAATATACTTCTTTGAAACTAGGCGACTCAACATCTGGGAAATTTATATGGGGCGCCGTCGCGCGTTCCGGCAAATCGTTTATGATCGGTGGTCTTGTCGCAAAACGATTACCGAAATTTGTTATACTCATTTTGGGTGCCGTCAATGAAACCAAGTCCCAATTCCTGGATGATGTTTTCAGGAAATACAATGATTTCTCTCAATACACTATTATTGACTTTCAAGAAACGACTCGCACCAGAGAACCCCTTTCCAGAATTGATTTGTATGATCCCGAAAAAAAATATATCCTCATTATTAGTCAAGAAAACTTGCGTAAAAAGGTGTTTGATAAAACATGCGTTTCCGACAATATCGTTTGTTACTTGGAAAAAATATTACCATCCAACGACAAGATTTTGTTTTTTGATGAAATACATCAAGGTGGTAGCGAACAATCTCTACAAAATGAAACCCTCTCGTATTTTTATAATAATCCTCTTTACCCAAAACCCATATTTATTATGGTGACTGCTACTTACGCAAAACCTTTTATTAAATACGGACAACATAAACTTGGCGATGACGCGATCGTTCTAGTCAATTGGAGTTATGATATGATTATGAAAATGAAATCATTTAACATTAGTTATGTCACTTTTGACGAAGAAGATAAAAATGACAACAGTGTTTTTCTTATTCCAAAAGAAGATGCCGACTTTATTGAAAAAATGCGTTTGTTGCGAGATATTACTGAAGAATATAACCGATTTGGTAAAACCGACCAAGATATTGCTACCGAGTATCTCAAATTCCCTGAATTGGTATACTTGGTACCAACGATGACACAACCTCCACAAAATCCATTGGATATTTTAAAAATATTAGAAATTCACAGTCACAAATTTAAATATCAAACTAGCGTTCATAAGTTGTTGGATTATATTTATGAAAGCGTCTATGAAAAAATACTTTTACAAAAATACAACTATGTCGCGAATGGTTCAAGCACATTCAAAAGTCAATTGTGGTTTTTGCCCACAAATGTTCGCAATCACGATGACGACAGTGCGTTTGAAAACATGTCAAGAGAACTCGCTGCGCTCATTGTGAATCATCCTCTCTTTATAAACTTTAATGTTTGTGTTGTTCATAGCATTAATAAAACACAAACCAGACAAATTGAGGGTTCTAATGACCGTATGGTTTATTTTGAATGTATAAAACACAAAAACTTGATTCAATGTATCAAGGACATTGAACTGGAAAGCAAACAACGAGGTAAATCCCTCATCATTTTAACCGGAAAACGCCTAAGACTTGGTATTAGTCTCCCATGCGTGGATGTTGCTATACACATGGACCCGATTGAGTCATATGATATTATGTATCAGTCTATGTTCCGCGTTTTAACTGAACAAAAGGGGAAAGAACGCGGATTTTTTATTGATATGATATTGCCACGGGCCGTGAATTTTGTCTATGATTATACAATGCAACAACAGGCGTTGATATCCAAAAAACGCACCATTACAAGAAATGATATCAAACAAACCCTATTGTTGTTTGACGTTGGTTCAATTCGTTCCAATTTATCTTTTAGCGCAAATTCCGAGTTAATTCGCGCTTATGATACGATTACAAAAACGTTTAAGATTACAAATGATGAAACGTTTCATTACAAGTTGTATGAATTAGAAAAACACAAGGGAGAGGCCAATGAAATGTTTGTCCATATTTTACAAGATTTATATAATGACCCTCGAACTAGAAGCGAATTGTTGCGTCTTATTCATGATTTAAAACTGAAACCTGAACGAAAAACAAAACTTGCGAAAATTAAACAAAATATATTTACTGGAATGGAATTTAAAGAAGACCGCGATAACGATGAAATATATTCTTTTTCCACAAGACCTGTGGATAATGGTGATGTTGATGATGGTGATGGTGATGATGGCAAAGACAAATTTATATCCACGATGAAACATGTAAATAACGTGTTTGCAATATATATTTTATTTCATTCTAATGATGACCGAGATGTAACTCTGGAAAACATGATTGATGATGCGATTGAATTAGATTATGACAAAATTAGGGAATGTAGTCAAGATGAAGTCATGTATTATTGTTATTTCCTTCTGAATAGTGATTTGTCTCCTATTACCAAAAGTGATGATGAGATACAGCGCGTTATTAATAAACATATTCAATTGGTAAAATTCGTGTATTCTTTTGACAGTATCATTTTAATTAATATGTTTAACAATATTAAAAGAGATTTTTCTATGTTGAAAACAAAAATAGAAACAGAAAAAAAAACATTTGAAACAAGCAACACTTTTTGTCCTGATACTTTTATCAAAAATGAAAAAGTATTAGAAATTATTCGTAAAAATTTGACACCGAAAGAAGAAGAGAAGAATTTATTTGGTGAGGTGTTTACTCCATTAGAATTGGTGTGTGAAATGTTGGAACATTTGCCTGCCGAGGTTTGGACGGACAAAACCCGAAAATGGTTAGACCCGGCAAATGGGATTGGAAACTTTCCGATAGTTGTTTATTACAAATTGATGACAACTTTAACAAGTATTCGTGATGAAAAAGAGAGAAGCAAATGGATTATAGAAGAGATGTTGTTTATGAATGAACTGAACCCAGTGAATGTGTCCGTGTGTCGCAAGTTATTCAAGATGATTGATTCTAACGCCAGACCCAATATTCGCCAAAGCGATTTTTTGACGAATTTTGATGAGACAGGTTTTGACATTATTCTTGGCAACCCACCTTTTCAAAAACATGTTGAAAAAAATCATACAAATGTAAGATTGTGGGATAAGTTTGTCATAAAATGTTTAGATATATTGAAGCCCAGTGGTTTACTTGGTTTTATTACACCACCTTCTTGGCGAAGTCCTGATGATAAACTATATAAAGTTATGACACAAAATAACCAGTTACTTTATTTACATATATTTGATGTAAAAAAGGCGTTTCAAAGTATATCTCAACAAGTTGATTTATATATTATTGAAAATCTACCAGTTTATAAAACAACTTTAATTGTTGATAGTCAAAACATATCAAATAAAATAGACACGAGAGAATGGGCGTTTTTACCTAATTGTAAATATGAAAAAATTCATAAATTTATGACTAGAGAAAAAAATGGTATTCAAGTCATTTTTAGTCACTCAATTTACGATGCAAGAAAATTAAATAAAATAAAATCAAACGAATTTAAATATCCAGTTGTTTGTAGCATTACAAAAAATGGTTTTGGTAAATCCAAAAATGGCGAGGGAATGCGATATACAAACGATAATACAAGGGGGCATTTTGGTGAACCGAAAATTTTATTAAGTTTTAATAGTGTTCAATATGATTATCCACAACAAGTAGATTTTGAGGGAAAGTATGGAATGTCTCAAATGACATTCGGACTGCCGATAACTTCTCAAAAAGAAGGAGAGGAAATGTTACGCGCAATAAATACTCCAGAGTTCAAAGAGATAATCAATGCAACGAAATGGGATACCTTACAACAAACAGACTGGCGAATGTTTAAGTATTTTAGGCGCGACTTTTATAGGTCATTTTTAAAGAACAAAACCTCATCTAAAAAGACTAAAAAACAATTGGAATTGATGAGCAAAGCAATAACCAAGAAAAAATTGGGAATGGGAAAAAAGAAGAAAACGAAGAAACGCCGGGGTTTGGTCTTTAAGTAAGTTGAATAATATATATTGTGGGTCTTTCTCTCTTTGATTAATCCCTAGGACTAGAAAGTGAAAGAGAAGAACCACAAAATTGGTCTTCTATGTTTTGGTCCTGGCAAAGAAAATGCGAGAGAAAAAGTTATCGAATAATCAAATAAAATAATTCAAAAGAAAAAATTATTTTATTACCGTTGTTTCACAAAGCAGTTATAGGTCATCTACAATTTCTGCCAATTCTGGATACAATATTTCCACACCATGCCATCCCGTTGTTCTTGCGCGTCCAAACTTCTTATTCATATACTCATACAACTCCACTCCCTTGGGCGCCTTGCGTTGTCCCTGTGTTTCTTGGAACCACATCTTAAACTGCTCCGTCAGTTCGCGCTTGGCAATTCTTCCACCAGCCTTCTTCACCACACACTCGCTCACAAACGCCGCAATATGGTCTTGTCCTTGTCTGTAAGTGTTTGACGATGCCATCACAATATCACAGTCCTTTACCACACCCTGGGTCTCGAACGCCTTTTCGACCAACATACTCGCAAATACGACTGCCCACTTGTGCAACTTATCCTTCAAATTCTTATCCTTGGGATATTGATACGGGTTTTCTTCCAGAGACTCCACCAGTTGTAGTTTTCCATCCGCACCCGCATCCACGAATTTTGACATAAAATCACAAATACGAATACGGCGCCACGTACCATCATCATTACTCGCGATTTCGAACAAGGTATTCGTACATACTACCAAATCAAACTGGGGAATAAAGGTCTCACTCTCACAATACAATGCGCGCGCCTGAATGGGGTCACCACCCGTCAACTCCTTCATCACACCCTCATTGATGCGCGCATCCTTTGACGGTTCTTGCATAACCGCGTATCTCACACCCTTCAACTGCATCACCTCCGACGAAGTTCCACCAATACTATTCCTCTTATCGGTGACAAGAGTGATGGGAACGGTGCCCTTGTATTCGCCGAGTGCTTGTGACATCAAATCGGTCAAAATGGACTTTCCGTTACTACCGCTACCCCTGTAAATATTAAAAGTCTGATTCATATTCTCGCCAATCAACGTCGACGCCAAGTGCTCCCACATATACTTGTTGAGGGATGCGACGGGGAACAACTGTTTCATAAAAGTCTGAATATCTTCCACCATCTCTTGTTGTTCTTCGGTAAACAAATTCTTCTCAATATAAGGAATATTTGTGGACTTGGAAATATAGTCTTGCGGATATCCAGCGCGGAACACCTTGTTCTTGAAATCCACCACACCATTCTTGAAACACATTAGATACTTGTTGGAGTCAATGTTTTTATCAAAGTCCCTGTCATAAAAGATTTCTGCGGCTTCTCGCATAATATTATTCTTGTCCGTCGTCTTCTTCAAATGTTGAATCATACTCATGCACTTGTCGCATTTTTTCATGATACCAATAAATCGGTCGTCATCCACGGGAAAATGCTGCGCCTCCGTCGTCCAAACACCGATTTTCTGCATATACAAGTCATGCATCTCCTTGGAGATGATCATTCGTAGTGAATGTCCTTTGTCAATTTCCCAACGATGATTTTTAAAATGATACCATGTCTTGTTTACAATACTCGTACAAACATACGAATCCTTGTACATTTGATACAAAACATTCGCAAAGTCAAACTCTGTCGGAGAGTGAATCGTCTCTTCAATATAATGATTGATAGTGTTCTTTTTCACCTTTTCGAAGTCATCGCGCGCATCTTGTTTCGCCCAATACATAATAGAACGCATGGTAACTCCGTTGGGTTTCTCCTTGAAATATCGCTTCCACTTATAGAACAAGTCGGGAATAGAAGCGTAGTCAAAATCACTGGCTTTACTGCGCAACATGACCCAAGACAGGAAGAGTTTATCACTTGTGTCCTTGAGGGCAAACGCCACCATTCGATTTCGCTCATGAGAACCAGGTTCATAATATTTCTCGGGCAAAATCTGTGTGTATTCATGCGCTTCGCGAATATGATATTCATTTTGTTGTAATGACCCGATGATTTTATTCATCGCTGTTTTCAACTTGTCTGCGTCTGTAATATCTTCTAGTCGAATCTCTTCTTCTTCCTCAGGGTTCAACTCTTCCTCGGCAACCAAGAGTTTCACCTTGGTATTTGTCTTGGGTTTCTTTGCGCGTTTTTCGCTATTGGTTAGGGAGGCTTCTTTTTCATATCGTTGTTTGATTTTGGGGTTCATTTCAAATACAGGATGGTCGCTGTATTGGGCGGACAACTTGAACAAGTCTTGGGAAATATCGAAATCAGAGACTTTCTTCTCTTCCATCATGAACTCGCCGTCTCTATCATCAAACGTCACGACGAAATACTGGGTGAGTTCGTATGCTTGGTTACCAGGTTTTCTTGAACCATACATTTGCCAGTTGGTCTTACCCTTGCTGATTCCCTCGTCCAAAACCGCGTCCCAACTATTGATGATTGGCAAATCGCAAGTATCTCCAATAATGGTGAGAATTTTCTCACGCAACATGACCTGCATAATATGATCCATCTGAATTCCGATAATGATATGAATCCCGTCTTTTGTCAACGATTTATCTTCTAACCTATTTACATTTGGTTTTTCCATAACATAAATAGGAAATGGTTTGTTTGTTTCAAAAACGAAGAACTCCTTAATCTCCTCCAAATACATAATGAGAACATCTTGTATATGTTCTTTGGTGTGAAGACGTTCAGTCACATCATAATTGTAGCGAAAATCGAAATCGAGGAGAATCGGGCCATTTTTCTCCAATTGACGCTCTGTCAAATGTTCTAGTTTCTTTTTTTCAAAAACATGTTCGTAATAATGTTTGAAGAACTCGGGAAGTTCGTCACAACCAATAACATATGAACCGCCATACACATTCAATTCCTTACTGGGTATTCTAGTGTGGGTGGGGGAAACATTCGTACCTGCCTTGTCATTTTTGGCACTGTGTTTTGCAAGCAACTCATTTAAATCTTTGTATTTTGTGTTACTCTTCATCATAGTTATTGTTATACTATGGTGATATAATTCTATTTCATTTTTTTTACATATTTGTAGGGGAACCTAGGTTCCCCTATGACCCCTCCTTTGAAAAAATGACATTCAATCAGTGTGGTTTTTAATTTCATTGAATTTCTTCTAGTTGTTCCTTTGGGGTTCTTTAAGTTGTTTTTTATAATGTTTTTTTGCGCGAGTTTTGCTCCACTTTTTTAAAGTGGAAGGCGCGAGTTTTGCTCCACTTTTTTAAAAGTGGAAGGCGCGAGTTTTGCTCCACTTTTTTTAAAAGTGGAAGGTGGCAAAAAGGATATAAACAGGTTTGTATATATCTAATATACACAAAACATGGATAATGTTGTTATCACCAAAGAAATGATTAATCGATTATTGAAAGATGTGAAACAAATTATGAAAAATCCATTAACAGAAAACGGTATTTTTTATATTCACGATGACGAAGACATGCGCAAGGGATACGCTATGATTGTGGGGCCTTCCGATACCCCCTATTTTGGTGGATTTTATTTTTTTGAATTGACTTATCCATCCGATTATCCGCATAGTCCGCCCAAGGTTCTCTATTGTACGAATGGGGATCACATACGATTCAACCCGAATTTATACGTTTGTGGAAAAGTATGTATTTCATTGTTGAACACGTGGCGAGGTGATCAATGGACGTCGTGTCAAACCATATCGAGCGTGTTATTGACACTATGTAGTTTGTTATGTGCGGATCCACTTTTGAATGAACCAGGTGTTACTACGGAGCATAAAGATTTTGAAACTTATACAAAAATTATTGAATATAAAAACGTTGAAATTGCGATGTTGAAAATGATTCAAAAACAACCGTCCATATTTCCGCAAAATTTTAATGCATTTTATTCGGTCATGGTGGAGCAA